AGGTCTGCATAGGGGTTAATTGCAGGAGTAGTAACCTCCTCTTTTACTTCTGGAGTAGAAGGCTCCTGTACTTCGGTCGGTGCAGGATCAGAATTAAATACAGTTGTTTCGGTTTGGTCAACCATTGTTTATACCTCAAGTAAGTTTATAGTTTTCTTGTGAGCTTTCTGATAGCCTAGCTCGAAGGCTTGTTTCTCTGCCCACGCGGGCATAAAGAAATTCTCTCGTTTATGCATTTCTTTATCAGAAATATCATAATCTTCTTGTAAAATATCCTGAAGACGTTTCAGCACCTTTCTGGCAGAACGTACTTCCTTTTCAAATTCTTCTTTTTCTTCTTTTGTTTTAAGATGAGAAGTCCACGTTATTTTCATTCAGGAATGCCCTCTTCGGGTACAGGGGCTTCACCTTCTGTACCTGGTGTCATTGATTGAACTTCAAGCTCTTGTCGTGCTTCAGCTACAAGACTCTGTGTCTCTGCTTGTTCAAACACTGCTACATTGTCCCGTACCAATTCAAGACGTTCAAACTGGAGAAGTTGCTCCACTTGTCGTGCAAGTGCTTTAGAACTGATATGAGGAGCAATATATTGCCATATAGTAGAGTTAGCAATACCTGTCAAGTTCTGCACCATCTGTGCACGTGCAGCAAAATGTCTAGCCCCTATTGGACGAAGTTTACCTTTAGCTGTAATATCTTCCTTGGTAATATTCATAAACTCTATTACACCAAGATCATCATCCATTACACGTACTAAATCCCCTCCATCCATATTTCGACGAGCAACCTCTAACATAGTATTGAGGAGAGGTTCAAGAAATTCAGTTTCAAACTTAGTTATCTTATCTTGAAAAATTCGTCCTGCTGCATTCTGTAATTGTTGTACCTCAAAGGCAGTCTTCTCACCTGGGGTACGGATACCCATTGCTTCTTTAGGAGCACCCGCCATTTCTTCCATGAGTGCCATAATATAGCCAATTTCATTATTAACCTGAAATGCAGCAGCATTAGGTGGTTCTTGCCGTACATCTCCATCATCAGGTATACGAATCTCTTCAAATGGCCCCCACACAAAGGGTTCTACATCCCCTTTAATAATAAGGGGTGGATGGATAGTTAGATCAAGTGCATCTGCCTTTAAGTTCTCAAGGTGGTCTAGCCTGTATTGAAGTCCAACAAGGTTGTCAAGTGGCCCCATAGCGTACAGGTTATCAGGGCGATCTCTCCAACCACAATGCTTTTTAGTGGATGTTCCTAACCAAGAAGGATTTTGTATTTTCCGTATAATAAATTGACGATCTACAACTGTGATAATATGATCTTGAAGATAATCACCAGTATCAGGATCATAGCAGTCGCCTTCAAACTCAAGAAGTTCCACATAACCAGATCCATAGTAATCCTCTAAATTACCAAATCCATCTACAGTATATCCAGCAGCCTTCTCAAAATCCTCAGCATTAAATTTCTGAAATGTAGAACGATTGTCTTTGACCTTCTGAATAACATCTTCAGCATAAGCCATTCCAGGCTTAGTAATAGCATCTCGTTCTAACTCCCCAAGCGTTTTTATTACACGTGTAATCTTCGGGCTTTCATCGAATGATGTACTTGTCGGGTTAAAAACAGTATCGTTGAAAGACAACCTTCGTACACGAGGCCCGATATAACCGGGAATTTGCTCTCCGGTTACAGGGTCTTCTTTATATTCCCTTACAAACTCAACATCTGCAAATACATTACCAGTATCAATCCAATCATAGATCAATTTTGATAGTACAGACCTAAACCCACTCTCGCGGATTTTATTGTCCATATATGCTGTTATAGCCCTGCGTTTTTCCTTGGCATCATCGTTTTGTGTATAAGCTTCCCAACGTAACCATTGGTCATTAGGAAGTACAGCAGACATATAGTTAGCGTGAAGGTTATCACGTATCTGTGTCAGTTTTGGAATAGTAGTGGAATTCTTCCACGAAGTATTCTGTCCAACACTAGTTGAGCGAGTATCTGTAGCTGTAATATAATTACGAAGCTCAAGAATCTCTGCTTCCTTGTCAGAACGTGCATCTTTCCACAATGTCCAATTATGGACTACACTCTTGGCAAGAGAATCTCCTTCCAATAGATGCTTCAATTCTAATACACGATCTACCATTTATATTCCTATGAAAAAGTATAATTAAATGTTTTAATATCTTCAGCGTAACGTTCAGTTATGATGCTATAAGATATTTCATTATAATACTGCTGATATTCTTCTCTATTTGTTTTATTGATATGTAGTAAATCTATACTAAAGAATTTCTTTATGTCTTTACCGAGGTTCTCAAATCTTATTATATCTTTTACTACAATCTTGTTATCTACAGTTATAAAGTCCAACATAGGATCTGCAAAACAAATATCATATTTCTTATATAGTCTTGGAGAAGTCTCTTTCAAACACCACTCTGTAAATATCTCTGGAGTTAAACTTTTATCTTTTTGCTGATGAGCACACATACTAACTGCTCTATCGTAAGGATTCCGTACAACTGTAAACGTATTTAATGGCGTTTCTTCAAAATCCCTAAGTCTTTTATGATAAAATTTTGTATTTAATCCCAACGTTTCTCTTATACTTGTTCCACCTGTTTTCGGGATATGTATAAAAACTTTATCATCTAAATGCGACACCACCAAACCTACTGTGTGTTATAACATTGTTTTGTATAGTTCTATGCCCTGAGAAGTTTCCTTTAGGTGGAACAGCAATATCTACAGCAGCAGCAAGAGCATCCTTAATATCATCATGTGGAGGCTTTGCCATCATTAACTCTTCTTCGAGAAGATTACACATACCACTCTTGGTATGCCATACTTGTAGGTTTGCATAGCGTGGCTCAAGTACAGCGTCTATACGCTCTTCTTTATTACCTTCATGTCTGGAAGGTCTATGCTCATCAATCTTAATAGCCAATCCATTAGGTTTAATATAGTTCTCTTTTAATTCATTAGCAATAGATGCCTGTGCAACAGTTACTTCTACGCGCAGCTTACGGAACTCCCACTTCAAGAATGCCTTCAAGATATGTTCAAAGTAGACAGATATCTTGCCTGCTGTTTTAAACCTGTCAACCTCTAATACATAGATATTGTTATCTCGATCTACACCGATTGTTACAAGAGCAGTATAGTCAGCTTTCTTGGAGATACTAAATGCAAAGTCAATAGCTGCATAGACATTTAGTTTCCGATCTTTAAAGAACCAATAGCCATCTTTCTGCTCAAGAAATTTCGGATCATAGTACTGAAATGATTCCCGTCCAATCTTTTGTGTCTCAATATCATTTGGATTATTATAGTATTGAGCAAAGAATTGAGTCTTATCTGTGTACTCAGCCTTGATACGCCCAAGGATACGAGTATCAAATCCGAACTGTTTACCATCAGAACGAGATTCACGAGGCCATAAATATTCACCATCAATCTCTACAACTCGTTCCATAATCTCCCAAATAGGCTGTTCACCAATCAACTCTTCATTGTCATCGTAGATTGGTTCTACTTGAGACTTCCAGACGCTATATTGGTCTTTAGGGTGATAACGTGTACCACAAGCTTTAACAAGCCCACCAGCATTCTTAATAGAAGACAACTGAGACATAGCTGCTGCACATTTACGTCTACCTTCTTCTGTATATGCGTTATCAGGTACAACTACATCATCGGGTACAATCACATCTGCGTGCCAACCCGTAGTATTGGTTGTAAGACCAGCAGTACGAATAGTTGGATCTCGTACACCTTCTAATTTACGTTCTGGATGGTCAACAGAAATAGCTGTTGAAGCCCATTTCTCACGTTTACCCTCTTCAGGGTTAATCATATCAGGCCAATATCGCTTGTATATATTGCTATCAAGAATACCTTTAATCGCATAGAGCTGATCTTCAGCAAGTGTGCTGGTAGCTGAGATATATAAGATTGTAGTCTCAGGATGTTTAGTTATCCACCAAGCACACCATACAGCAAGGCAATGAGATTTCATGTGTCCACGAGGAAGTAATAGAAGCTGGTTAAGGTCTATATTTTCTTTGCTTAGCCAGTTAAATACTTCTTCATGTACTTTACTATATTGCCGACGAGGACTTACAAGCTTGGCAAAAAAGAATAGATTTGCTTCAGCTTTTGTCCTAATCTGATCAATCTTGGACTTAGGTCGTGCCATTAATTAAGAAATCCTAGCCTTTCTGCATCAGCTTCAATCTCAGAGGTAATCCCTGAATGAATCCTTTTCTGTCGTTCTATCTCCGCATTAGAAGGACGACCAGCTTTCTTTTCCCAACCTTTCTCAGCAAGATACTTGGCAGCAGTTGTTCCCTTACTTCCTTCATATTTTGCTGTTTCTCGCATAGCTCTAAGAGCTTCTGAACGAAGTTTTACTTCAAGTTCATCTCGCCATTTCTGTATATATGGCCTGAATACAAAACTCTTTGCAAGAGTCTGCCAATGATCCCAAGAGCCAATCACCTCTATAGCAAAAGAATATTCTGTAGGATCTGAATACTCTAAATAGATACGTTTCAGGGATGGATAAGTAACACCATTCTCTGTTCTGTCCTCATCACGCAGTGTGAATGATGGAGTATAATCGGGATGACGTTCTTCCCAGAACAGAGCTTTAGTAAGCCAAACACCTTGTACAGATCTACGATTATCCATTTTACATTTTTGCTCTGATGATAGCCTTGAGTTCTGCATTAGAGGCATTTGCCCCCGGCACTAATGTCCCGTCATTTATTGATAGGACTACAGCCTTGATAATCTGGTTGTTTTGCATGGCCCTTTCCTTATAGCTTACTTTTAACGGCAGTTTTTAACTGCTGGACGGATCTTGGTGTAAGACCGGCATTTGTTCTCAGAGCATTTATCTCATCAAGTACCACCAATGCAAAAGCTTTTAGAGCCGAGTCAAAGACTAGCTCTATATCTGCTTTATTTGTTTTAACAGCATCAAGATGTGCATCTACTTGAGCTTGTGTAATTGGTTTAATAGCCATCTATATCCACTCCCATAATGCACGCGGTTTGTCCCACGGCAACGTAGAGTCATCCACAATCTCAAAAGGCTTGCCATTGGGGACATCCATAGCGGCAACTTCTTCAATCGTAAACCCTGAGTTTGGTGCTGGTGTAATAATAGAAACGCCACCTTCATCATTGGGAAATATAATTACTTGCATTATTGATCTCCAAATATTGCAG